CATCAACTCTTGTTCTTTCTTATCAATACCTTCTTTACCCTTTGGAGACTTTCTCTTTTGTCTTTCTTTTTCAAATCTATCTTTGAACCAGGCGAGAAGATCATTTACGTGCTTTGCAGGAGAAGCAATTCTTTCTCCTTTTCGAACAAGGCTATTATTAAATGTTTCGAATTGACCAGCTAGTTGAGGATTATCTTGAATCTGTTTGAGTGTCGAGCTAGCAATCTTCTGAAAGATTTTACCTGCATTACTCAATGCATCATTCACTTGTTTTGTATCAGTGGCGGATAAACTTGCCTTACCTGTAACATCTCTATATTCAGCATCTTGATACCAGATTGAAGATTTCTTTTTCAAGCTCTTTAGATTAACACCATAGGATGCTTTCATTGAAGGGAAATCTTTACCCTTGTATGTCGTATGCCATACAACACCAAGATTTGCCTTAGCGATCTGTTTACCTAGATCTGATTTAACAGGAACGGCATAAACAATTGTGTTGGGCTGGAATGTGTAGTAAGATTCTCCATCAATCGATTCCTTCGAAACATCTCCTTTTGTGAACATGATGTCACCTTGAATAACATCTGTGATACCAAGGTCTTTCAATTCATTAAAGGCAACTACTAATTTCTCTGCGAGATCACCAGATGTATCAGCACGAACATCAGCTTCTGATTTATAAACCTTTGGGTCTTTATTGAAGATACCCTTCTTGGCAACAAAGAATTGTCCGTCTGTTGGATCGATACCAGCAAAGACAGCAGGCGCTCCATCCCATTTTACCGTGACATCATAATTCTCATTACTATTACCCGCAAGCATATCTCTCATTGCTCTCAAAGCAAAGATAGCCTCTCGGGCACCCTTGACACCGCCATAGATCACTCGGTCTTCCAAGTGTGTCATATGAGTATTCTTACTCGATGCCGCTTCGGCTATAAAGGTCTTAAATGAAATCATTATGGAGCTAGTTTAATTTCAACTTGTTTTGGTTTTACCTTCAAATCTTTCTTTAGGAATTTAGCCAATTGTTTAACAGCGCTTTTATATGTTGACATTGCTTTTGAAAAGAATGTATCTTGTTGCATTCCAATCATTCCACCAGAATCTAAAGATGCCTTATAATTAAATGCCCATGTTCCTTTGCCCTTAGGTTGTTGTCCTCGATGTGAAAATTGCCAAGGTGTTAAATCAATAGCGTATGCCGCTTCTTCAATCTCTGTTGATTCTTTCAATTTAGAGAGTTTCTGCTTTAGCATCTTGATATACTTTGCCTTACCACCATATTGCTTAAATCGGCTCGGGTCTGGCTTCTTAATCATCTGCTCAATATCTTGTATATCAAGTTCCTTTTCAGACTTTGCTTCGTTAAATTCTTTGAATGTTTTCATATATCTTTCTTTGAATGAAATCTTAAGTGGGGTTGTTCCTTGTTTATAAATTCTGTGATATTCTTCCTTCGGCTAAATATGCGCTAAATGATTTCATGTTTTAGGTTGTGAAGGGTGATAGTTAAACTTTGCCACTTTTCCATCTTTCTTTATAGATTTTCCATCGATGAGCATTTCAATAGGATATGGCTCGTATTTATCACCAACCCAATAAGCTATTTCGTAACTTCCATCCTCATTCATAGTTATTAATAAACCTCTATCGTAATCTTTCTTATCTTGCTTTAATATATATGTTTTTCCGCGCTGGAGAGTCAAATCAACTTGAGCATTTGTTACTACTTCGTTTATAGTTTCAATTAATCTTTTCATGATTCTAAAAAACTCTTAAAGGATTTAAATTTAGGCTCTTCAATTTCTAATACTAAGTTTGTTTTACCCGCTTTATAAATTCTATGATATTCCATCTTAGGAATATTTAGAACATCACCCTCTTCTAATTCAATGGGGATGTTATTATCCATTTGGAAAAACCAACCTTCACCTTCAAGCACAGTTACAATGCGATCTGCTTTATCTCTATGCCAAACTAATTCGTGAGAATCGGCATTTGACTCAAATATGCGTGTTTTAAAACGTCCTTTTACTGTGTCTGTGTATGGTTTACTCATATTACCAGAAAAAATTTCCGCCTCCTTTTAGACCAAGTTCGGATGCGTATCGTGGAAGATTGCAACTCCAGTATCCTGGTTTTGTTTTATCTTTCTTGGCAGCACAATTGTGACGTGCTGCAAATGATTTTCGTGCAGCTGGATCATTTATCTTTGCCTTTAGGCCAGATGTATCTCCAAACTGAACTTTAATTACATTACCTTTTTCATTCTTAACGTAGACATAAAATTTCTTTTTACCACCTCTTTTAGGTTTATTTAATTCTACATCATCTCCTTTATATTCAGCCTCATCAATGAATGGATGGTCAAGTGGTACTTCTTTACCCTCATACATTCCAAACTTACCAATGTCTGTTGACAATAGATATTCATCAAATTCATTCAATGGTGCGAGAGCAGATTCTTTCATCTGTCTAGCATATTCAAATAACTTGTAATAATTCTCCGAATGTGGTCGGAAGATATTATGTGCCAGAGGAATCTGATTATCACGATGGAATTTTAGTGCTGCTTCTAATTTACTCATTATTTTTCTTTCAAAATTACATATGCGCTGGAATCGGAAGTTGAACTACCAGCATAGTTAACAATCTGTGTGATAAATTGATCCGCATTCTTTCCTCCGCTTGCAATGAGATTGAGAACATATAATCCACCGAGTTTACCATGAACCCAAATAGCAGGGTTTCTTTTAATCTTCCCAAGTTCTTCAATGACTTTTTCTTTAGAAATTGTCTTATCAAATTTCTGAAGCATTGCAGTAAATTTATTAATTGCCTTTGAATCACCTGCTGCGATAGCCTTAGCTTCTTTTCTAAGATCATTATTCTTAGGCAATCTCTTCTTATAGATTCTCTTTGCGGCATCTTGCATTACGCCCCAAGATGCGCCTCCACCTCGAGCACCTTTACCCTTAATTTCAGCTTTGTGTGATCCAAAAGCACTATTAGCTCTTAGATCGATCTGTCCACCCATAAAGGTTACATAATTAGCCTTAGATGTATACCATTCACCTCTTGCGAGAGCTTTGATATGTCCACCACTGAATTTATAATCAGATGTTAAAGGTGGTCTTTCAATATTCTTCTCTACAGCTTGAACTCCCTTTCCTACCTTCTTTAGTGAGATACCAACAAGTCTTTTTTGAAGATATAAATCAAGGATGTCATCATTGAAACTTTCAACTGTGGAAGTATCGAGTTCTTTTGGATTAAATCCTTTTTCAGATACCCAGATGTCACCAGGATTCCACTTATCATCTTTCAAAGGTGAGAAATCATTATTCTTGAATGCTGTATTTTTCAAAGAGTATATCTCTTTCATCACCTTATCATCACGGTGGAATACCATACCACGCTCGATTAAATGATGTCTTATAGCATATTGTGCAGTAAGATATGAAGATATCTTCCAGCTTTCATCAATGTTCAGAATTTGTTTAAGCGATGTCTTTCCAACAGAAACTTGTTTAAAAGCCTTTTTGAGAACTTCATCTGTGAAACTTTCGATTGGAGCATCATAACCAATATCGAGCATTGCGGCCATCCATACACATTGTGCAGATTCACCAATTGCTGTATTAGCAGTTCCACCACCAGCTCCTGCGCCCCCACCAAATTCAGTCGATTTTAATAGATCTGAAGACGAGATAGTCTTTCCATCAGTTCCTGTTAATTGAAATACTTTACCATCTCTCTTAAACTGTTCGATGGAACCTAAAGCATCTTGAACATTTGCAACCGTTATTTCTCCACCCTTATATAGTTTCAAAGGGGTTTGTTTTCTTATAATATCTCCAAGGATGTCAAGTCTAGACTGACCTTTATTTGGCCCACCCGTTGCTGGCTTCTTTAATTCAGCCGGTGTTAAGTTGGTACCTTCAACTATAAATTCTCTGAATGATTGCATAGTTCCCATAAATTATTGATAGTAGTTGTTTAGTCTATTTATAACATTTCCACTCTTCATATAATTTATTTGAAAGCTCATTTGGCTCTATTTCCCATGGCTCATCATCCTTTAATTTAGTCCAATCTACGGTTTCTCCCATCCATTTACATGTTGTGGGCACACGACACATATCGACTAATTCACCTCTAGCATATTGCTTTACATGTACCATTTCGTGTGCAAATGTATCATGTATCGTATCTAAATCTAGAGATGAATCAAGTCGAATAGTAAAGTCTCGTGGACGATGGTTTGTATCATTCCAACAACAGTCTCCATATAGACCTTCTTTACCTGCTAGATTCCTCACGAATTCAACATCAACATCAATATTCTTTATTCTAGGTAATAGCTTCTTCATATAAAAGAAGAAAGCCGATTCAATCTGAGTCCTTACCTTCTTATTCGAACCTGTTATTGATACGTTTAACATATTATATAATTATATTTTGAATGAAGAATAGTCAGAATCATCTGTTTGAGTTTGTTGAGACCCATTCTCATTAGAGAGATTCTGTGCCGAAGTCTCAACATCATATAGTCGCATCTTGGCTCGATCAATTCCAACAACAAATCTCTTGTTAGCTGTTGGATCATTATATCGATTCTTTAGCTGCTTGACCATGAGTTGATTCATATTCTCAAGTTGTTCTGTTGAAATAAGAGCAAGCATTAAGTCACAAGTTGCAGGAAGTCCAAATGATTCAGAGGTATCGGTAATCTCAACATCAGAGTTTCCAAATCCAGTTCTTGTTACCTGAGTTGCAGACCAGATTGGAACATTGAACTCAACAGCAAGTCCTCGAAGTTCTTCTGCGATAGCTTTAACAAAAGAATATGTATTGATAGAACCACCAAGTCCTTTCATACGAGATGAAGCAGCAATGTTAAGATAATCAATAAAGATAACATCAGGTTTGAAATCTTTCTTCATTTTAAGTTCATCAAGCAATGCACGGAAGTGACCAGAATGAGCAACAGCTGTTGGATATTCCTTTACAATCAATTTACCTTGTGTCTTTGATTGAATCTTTTTTACTTTAGAATCAAATAGATCTTTGGGTAGATTCTCAATATCTCCAATGTCAATGTCGAATAGATTTGCGTCAATACGTTCAGCAATCTTCTCTTCAGCCATTTCAAGTGTGATATAAAGAACATTCTTACCTTCGGCTAGAGCTGCTGCTGCGAAATGACACATCGCAAGAGATTTACCAACACCTGTGCCTGCAAGAATGATATTCAGTGTCTTTCGACCGATACCACCCTTTGTGATAGTGTTGAGCATCTCAATATCAAATGGCATCCTGTCTTCTTTCTTATGATAGAAGGCATATCGTTCATCCGAGTTCTCAAGATAGTCGTGTCCAACATTTGAATCAAAGGATACACCAAGCGCATCTGATAAGATCTCTGGTATAGCACCTTCAGCCTTGTCCTTTGCCTTTCCATCAATGATCTGAATCGATTCCATAATGGCAAGATAGACCGCTCGATCTTTACACCATTTCTCCGTGGAATCAATTAACCATTGATCATCGACCTCTTCTTTCTTTTCGATGTCGCGAATGAGGGATAGAACCTCATTCGCATCTTCTCTTCCTACGTGTTCTGAATCTTGAAACTCAATTTCAAGTGCGGCAGAATTTGGCAGCTTATTATACTTACCTACAAAGGATAATATTAATTTATATACAGGTACATAATGCTTCTCGAAATATTCAACCTTGATATGTGGTAATGATTTTCTCGTGAAGTTTTCATTGTATATCAAATTATTTAGAATTATCGTCTGTAAGTCTTTCGTCATTCGCTTTCTTGTCTAATATGGTTGTAAGAATGTCACCCATCAGTGTTTTAAATTCTACTGATTTGTTCAATTCTTCTATACTATACTTTTCATTTCCATTGTCAATCTGAAATTTAAAACTAATGGTTGCCTGATCTTCATCAGTGTGTTCTTTAACACTTACTTCACCATAGTAGTAAATAACATCTTTGTAATCGCCTTCAAGAATCTTGAAGCCGTAGTAATCCATGTCTTCTTTTTCGACTAGTGTATAGTTAGGAATCTCCGACATCTTCTTCAATCTCTTCAGTTACCATTTCAACAGTTCCAACCTTGAACTTCTTTTCAATGTATTTTACGAAGTCTGTCTTCTCGAATACTGGAACCCAGAATTTCTTTTCGAGTGTTTGACTTGCACGAACATTACCAGATAGTTCTTCATCATTCGCAGGATTCTTTGCCATATACCAACCATTCTTTGGCTTGACGACATATCCTCCGTCCATTGCTACATCAAGTAGACCAGACCATTTCTGAATACCACCTTCCCAAGAAACAGAGATAGGAATCTTTGACTTCTCTTTAACAAACCGAGACTTCTCGATATTGATAATAAAGTGGTAGCCTTGGATTTCTCCACCATTCTTATCTTGTTGACGACCGATAATCCACACATTATCAGCAGAGTACATCACACCAGTTCCACCAGATACGATAGCCTTAGGGAACATACCCTGTTCCATATAAGTGTGATTGATTGCCAACAATGGAATATCCTTTAGTGTCAGCATCGGTGTGATCATACGGAAGAGACCCTTGAGTGCCTTAGCACGAGTCATATCAGCAACCGATTTCATATTCTCGGCATCTTCGACTTCTTTCTTAGAGGCAATATTACCAACAGAGTCAATGACAACAATCACTTTATCTTTTCGATCGATCTCATTCAACTGATGAACAAGATCAAACTTTAGTTCTTCGATATTTGTGACAGGTGTATGAAGAACCCGCGATGTATCAATACCAAAAGATTCGAAATAAGATTGGGGTGAACCAAACTCTGAATCATAGAAAAGCAAAACAGAATCTTCATGTTTCTTCAGATAAGCCGCAGCCATCAATAGAGCAAATGATGTTTTGAAATGCTTTGATGGGCCAGCCAAAACTGTAAGACCAGAGGCAAGACCTCCATCGATTGAACCAGATAGGGCCGCATTAATCATGGGCACTGGTGTTGTAGTCAGTTCCTTCTCCGAAAAGAGTTTAGATTCTGACAATACTGAGACTCCCGCTGAGCGAGATGATTTCTTTAGTTTATCTAATAGTGACATATTCTTATATATTATTAATTTAATTGTCTTTCACAAAGACTCCATTCTCCATCTTACCTGTACGAGATTTAATCACGTTATATGCTGTTTCTAAACAACGAACTGGATTAACTCCCACCAACTTAGATAGAATGATAATGGTGACTAGCATATCACCAATGCCATCTTCCACTTCTGCTAAGGCGCAAGATCTCGTAATCTGTTTATCTGCATTACCATCTGTGGTTTCTAGCATAATCAGAGCTTCACGAGTTTCATCAAGCTCTTCTTGTGTCTTTCCAAGTTGTGTAAGTGCTGTGGCTTTATCGAGAATACCCTTCTCTTTTGCCCATTCAAGTACTTTAATTTCTAATTCTTTGTATTCCATTATAGTTACTATATACGATATATAGCGGGTTGTAAAGACTTATTTTAACTTCTTGGGACCTTTTGAGATAAAGGGCATTCGGGCTTTCTCTCCGATATAACCATCATAAGACGGCTCATATTGAAGATTCAGTGCCACTGATCTGCCAATAACAACCTTGAGGAATTCCTTAGGTTTGAAATTGAGAACTTCACCCTCAACTTCTGCATTTATATCTTCACGAATCACAATACATTTATTGTCGTATACTTCTTTTATTTCTTCCATATTCATTTTAAACCTCTGCAACACATTTACAATATTCTTTAAAGACTTCCTCCGAAAGAGTATTCTTAGCTCGGTTTGCCCAGGTTGAAATAAGCCAAACATTATTTCGTGTATATCCGAGAGAATTGTCAATACGATCAATAGACATATTTAATGGATTCTTTGCTTCGAAAACAAATTTCTTACCTAAAACTGGACAGCAGCCGCGAGATTGCTTCAATAAGATTCTGATAAAGTCCCTATCAATATTGTGTTCTATATTTTTACTTTTTGCGCGTGATTTCGAGTCTGATAAGCGCTTAGAGATCATTTCATTAATTGTTGTTTTCATATTATACTTTCTTTAGTCGTTTTCCTGTGATAGCCTCACCTCGTGTGAGACCATTTGCTTCATAGAAGCCTTCACTTAGTCCGTGAGAATAAACTTCTACACGACCATAGATTTGACAG